CAGGGCGACTTGATTTTGGTGCGCATTGAGATGCTGCCGAAATCCGCCAGACCGCGCGCGGCGCGCCAGCTTGCCGAAGGTAGCACACAAGGCAGCCGCCACATCTTGCACACCGGACGCGCGTTCGATTGCAATTTGGCAGAAGTAGCGCGCGCCATTGCCACGGTGTGCTCGGGCAACACGCCGAAGACCTCGTACATCGGTCCCGTGTTTTGCTGCACACAAGGAGGGCGAGCCGATCTGCTGCACCCCGAACACGGCAACCACCATTACCGCGGCGACATGACCATCGCGGTGGTGTATCAAAGGAACCTCGATGCCGAAGATCGCGAGCAGCGCACACGCGATTAGGACGCCTGACGCACGACGCGACGGGTGAGGGAGCCGCAGGACGCGGCATTGCAGGAATACTCGGGTCGTGGGCAGGAGGTCAGCGGCCCGCAAAACACGGAGGGAACCATGCTGGTACTCACACTTCGCAAGGGAAAGGCGATTCGCATCGGCGACGACATTTACGTTGAGATTCTCAGCGGCGGCAAGGTCAAAATCGGCGTCGATGCGCCCGTCGGCGTCAAGGTGTTGCGGACTGAATTGATAACCGAGACCCCTGTAGGAATATCCATCTACAAGGAGCAAAGCAATGACTGAGGCAGGACGAGAGTACAGCCAAGCGACCGAGCCTACTGGCGAGATGCCGGCTGCAGAAACTGTCGAGCGTGACTTCGCGGAGCTGCCGCTGTGGCACCGGATCTCCGAGCCAGCGCAAGCGGAGGAGGAGTACGACGCGATTGATCTTGGCAGCTATGCTCAAAGCGAAGACCTCCGGTACCACCTCACACTCCAGGTGCACATGCCGCGCGCCAACGGTCGGGCGTTTGCCTTCCTACAGACGCCGCAGTTTTGGCATTTCGCGTTGAAAGACGTGCCGAACCCTCGCAAGGCGGCGATGCTGCGGTTCGCCGAGCAATTGGAAACTGAGGCGGCCACGCTTCGGGAACTGGCAGCGACGGAGCAGGGATGATGCGACGGCCCTATGATAGATTTTCAGATCCCCAGTACCAGGCCGACGACGTCCGCGGCATGGAAGCCGTCGCGGCGCTACGCCTACCCAAGCTCGATCCCACCAAGCCGCCACCGGCCCCACGGCCAGTGAAACCGGAACCCACGCGCGTCATCTACGCTGACGACATTGGCGACGATGACGAGGGCCACAATTTTCGCGAGTTCTTCCACCGGCCGAGGCAGCCCTGGTGGTGGAAGCGCTTATCACATCGCCAACCATGCGAACACGCGGAGCACGCCCACCTAGAAGAGGATTGGATCGGCTACAGCGACAGCCATTTCCTCTTGTGGAAGTGTTACGAGTGCGGCGCGGAATGGCGAACTTTTTTGGAGGGATGACGATGGACGACTCACCGTACTTGGAGCCCGAGGATGGCCCCGAGGTCCAGCGGGAGTTTCGCCGCGCCGATGATCCCCACGATACGGACGATACAGACCCGGAGGAGAGTGATGAGCAGCTTTCAGAATGAAAATGAAATGGAAGGCGATCTAGGGCCGGATAACGATCCCCAGGACCGACCGCGCACGCCGTGCGCCGCCGTGGTTCGTCGCTCCGAAGCCATTAACGATTTGGTCGGCGCGATGGCCAAAGCCCGCGGCATGATGGAAACACCGAAGCGCAACTGCAAGAACCTATTCTTCAGGTCGGAGTATGCCGACCTAGCAAGCCTACATGAAGTCAGCCGCGATGCCCTGGCCAGCAACGCCTTGCATGTGTTCCAGCCCATCGGCCGCAGCGATGAGGGAGAGGTAGTTGTTGTGACCTTGCTGGCGCACGCCTCTGGCCAGTGGATCGAGACAACGCTGGCCGCCATGCCGGCAAAGAACGACATTCAAGGGCTAGGTGCGTGCGCCACGTATCTACGCCGCTACGCTTATGGTGCGCTGTTGCAGTTAGCCAGCGAACACGACGATGATGGCAACTCCGAGAGCGGACAGCAAGATCCGGAGGCCAAGCCCGTCGCCACCCGGCCGCCCCAGAAGCGCAAGGACCAAGCATCCGCGCCGCCTCCCGCCTCCAGCACTCCGCCACCACCACCACCGCCACCCGATCAATGGGCGAACATGTCCGAGCTTGATCGCAGCAAATTGCTTACGGATTTCTTGACCTACATCACGGAGCATTCCGGGGACAAGATCATCCTGCGCCGGGCGTTCGAGCGTTTCGCAGCGCGGGGCGTGCCACACGCGAAGCTCGACGGCGCTGCCACCGACATCAAGCGCATGAACACGGACGGTGAGTTGGCCGCATGGCTGGACGCGCAATTACGTTCCCATGCGGACGCTCCAGGCGAACACGGATGAGCTATGCAGCGCACGCTAGCCAACTACTTGAAGAACTCGAAAGCGGATGGCTTGAAGTCTGTAAGTGCCCATCGAACCAGGGCGGGTACATCCGCGTGCCCGTGTCGGTCAACTCCGAGTGGTATCGCAAGTTCTGTGCGCAATTCGAGCAGCGGCGCAGAAAGTATCCCAAGCCGCGGACGATCATCAAGCGGTGCCATGTTATCAGGGCGCTCCGCAAAATCATCGCGGGAGTCGAGTCGGATGGAGTCTACGTCGGCAGGTTAATGGATTGCATCGAAAGGAGCACGGCAAACATGGCGCAGCGCGAGTTGACGATCGATCGTGAATTCTCATCCCTGAATGGCCCGCTCACGGAAGAGGAACGCGGCCACCTACGCGAACTGTTGATCAACGAAGGGTGCCGCGACCCGATCATCACATGGGCGAACCACGACGACACGATTCTTGACGGCTACAACCGCTACGACATTTGCACGGCCGAAGGCATTCCTTTCACCACCAAGGCTCTGCATTTCGACAATCGGGCCGACGCGCAGGCGTGGATCGCCCGCACCCAACTCGGCCGGCGGAACGCGACCGAGGAGCGAAAGGCATATCTCCGCGGAAAGCTCTATCACGAGCGGAAGCAGCCGCACGGCGGCCAAACCGCCACCCCCTCTTCAGTACGGAGTGGCAACAGTTGCCACTCCCTTACGGCCGATAGCGCGCACACCCCCTCTTCAGTACGGAGTGGCAACAGTTGCCACTCCAAAACGGAAGAGAACATTGCGGCAGAAACCGGCGTTAGCGCGCGCACCATCCGCAACGATGCGGCATTCGCCGAATCGGTCGATGCCCTCATCGAGAAGTCGCCGGAACTCGCCGCCGCCGCTCTCGCCGGCCAGATCGATAAGAAGGACGTGCCGGCGCTGGCCGAGCAATCGAAGGCCGACCTCAAGAGAATCGAGCGGGCGCCGTCAAAGGAACGCCGCAAGGCAGCAAAGGAGCTTGTTTCGCCCAAGGAGATCACGGAGGCGGACGCGGAGGAGGACGACACCACGGCCGCCGTCATGGCGCGGAACAACTCGGCCATCGAATCCTTCTGCCGGCGATTGACGACGTTCGCGCATGAGAACATGCCGGACGACCCTTGGCTGCGGCACATGAACCGCCGCGATGGGGCGATGCAGAAGATCAAAGACGCCTGCGAAATGCTGCGGACCTGCAAGTGTGTCAAAGAGTGCCCGAAGTGCGAAGGGACGGCTTGCGCGAAGTGCCTGCGCACCGGCCGCGTCACGCGGTACGCCCTGGATCAAATGCAATGAACCTGCCGCTGTTTGAAACCGAATCGCCGAGGAGCCGCGCGGGGATCATCCCGCGCGACTACCAGGTCACGGCGCACGATAGCACACTAGAATTGTTCGAGCAAGGAACGCGCGGCGTGATGATCCGCGGATTTACCGGCTGCGGGAAGACGGTATCTGGATGCCTGGCGATCGATACCTGGCTACAGCGATCCACCGACCATCGCGCAATGGTAGTAAGTTATGAGACACAGTTGGTAGATCAGTACGCCGAAGAGATCGAGCAGTTCTTGGGCGCGTCGCCCACCATCGAAATGGGCGACCGTAACAACGACTTCGCGGCCGGCCACATGCCCGATATCATCGTTGCCAGCCGCGCGTCCCTGTTGCGTGCCACGCCGCCCACAGAAGACCAGATTGCGGCGCTACGGGCGTATGGCATCAACGATCCTGCCTGCGCGCCGAAGCGGGTTGTCGAACGCTTCCTGGCACTGCTGAAGAAAGAGAAGATCGAACCGCAGGACGTGCGCGACGAGATCGCACGGCTCTGCATGATGCCAGAGGCCGCCAACGGCGCATGGAGCCGGCTCCACAAGTTCGATTGGCACTACCATTGGGTAGTGGTTTTTGACGAAGCCCACCGACATGCGTACCACCTCAAGAGCGTTGGCCACATCATCGACTGGTTCGACCAGAATCCTGAAAGCCGCTGGATCGGCACGACCGCCACGCCGAAACGCGGAGATGGCAAAAGCCTCGGGGACAAGATGTTTCCGGGCATCGCGCTCGATTACCCGCTCTACAAGCCCGATCATCCATCCGGCGTCAGGGATGGGTGGGCTGTGCCGTACGTCCAACGCTACATCGAAGTCGAGGGCGTGGATTTTGCGCAACTGAAGAAGGTAGCTGGGGATTTCGACGAAGGGGAGCTTGAGCGGCAACTTGGCACCGAGGAACAGCTTGCCGCGTTGGTGGCACCGTTGCTGGACATGGTAGAGGACCGCCGCACACTGATCTTTTCGCCAGGCGTGCAGATGGCGAAGGACGTGGCAAGATACATCAACGCCCGCAGCCGAGCCGTTTGTATTTGTGGGGCCGCGAAATGGTTTCCGACGCTCTTGATTGGCGACGGCGCGACGTGTCCGGTGTGCGGCCGGATGATCGAGGTCGCTGACATCGACAAGGTACCCGACCAGGCACAGGAGATCGACGGCACCACGCCCTACGTTGACCGCAAGCAGGTCTATCGTGAGCACCAAAGTGGCCAGTTCCAATTCCTCTCAGTCTGCGGCCTTTGTCGCGAAGGCTACAACGATCCTGATTTGAGTTGCGTAGCGGTGTTCCGGCCGGTAAGCAAGAAGGCATCTTCGCTCGCCGAGCAGATGAAAGGCCGGGCGTGTCGGCCGCTACGTGGGCTATTGCACGCAGACATGACGCGCGAGGAGCGGTTGGAGGCGATTGCCAACAGCGAGAAGCCGGCCGCACTTATCGTCGATCTGGTCGGCATCACTGGCTTGGCCGACTGCGCCAGCACCGTGCAAATCTACGCCGACGGCCTGCCGGATGAAGTCAGCCATCGTGCCGAGCAGATTCTTGCGGAAGCAGGCACAAAGGAAGAGATGGGGGTCGATGAGGCTATCGCGCAAGCCAAGCGGGAGGATGCGGAACGCAAAGAGCGCGTTCGTCAGGAGCGGATTGCCGCGGAGCTTCACGCGAAGGAACTAGCCAAGCGCCGCGCCAAGGCCGACGCGCAGGTGCGCTACACAACGCACGAGACGGGCGCGGGTGCCAATGTCGATTCGACCATGGCCACCGATCGTCAGTACCACATGATGGCCTTCCTCGGACTCGCCATATTTAATTGTCGCCTCTCGAAGAAACAGGCAGGGCGGATCATCGACCAGTTGCAGCGCGGGATACCGCTCGAAGAGATCGCACATACTAATCGGATCGAGGAGTGGAAGCCGCGCGGCCCCTCGTCGAAACAATTGTGGGCGCTGCGCGGTGTCCGCTGCGACTGGATACGCAGCGCCCATGACGCCTCGCTGGTCATTTCCGCCCGCAAGAATCCGGCGGAATTGGTGCAGCGACTCAAGGCGGACATCAGCGCTGCGCCAAACAACGAGCGGCTCGATGCCATCGGCCGCAGCGTCCGCAACCTAACGTCCAGCGTGCATCTACCGCCGCAAGTCTACGGCCAGATCGTAGAGGCCGGTCGTTCCCGACGCGCGGCACTTAACCATACCCAAGAGCACTTTTGAAAGGATCTCCCACATGAAACCCGTGTTACGTGACGGCAAGGTCTACCTGACATTGCACAAGCCCGAGGTCAAGGTCTTCGACGCCGCGACCGACCTGCTAAGCCAACTGGCAACGATCCACTCAGAACAGCAGGACATCGCCCGCGAAGCCCTGTTGGCGCTCAATGCTGCCAGCACGGCCTTTGCGCCGGCGAAGGACATGGAGGGGCAGAAGTCGCTACTTTCAGAGGAATAGCGCGTGGAAGTGGCATTCGACGACAGGACATAGCCCGAATTGGCAAGGGGATAACTCACGTCGCCCTCAGCGGCCAAGCCGGCATACCCGGAACAGCCCAAAGGACGTTAGCGAAAGAATAGCCGAGGGAGCGCGGAGACATCCACATGAATCGCTATCAACAGCGCGACGCGGTATTGTGGATTCGAGTTCCCAGGCAGGCGAGATTGAAATCCCATTCCAGGCGATCCGGTAAGCCAGGCCCAAGGGCAGCGGCAAGAACGGTAGCCGACCCAATGCCGCGAAACCCGGTGACAGCGGCCACGTAGGTCTCACGCACGCAGCAGAAACGGCAGCGGGGCATGAGGCGGTTAGGGATGGGATACGTATTTTGGTCATCCGGCAAAGGTGCGCGCTGTTCGCAACCGAAGCCAAACGAATGGATGCAAGGAAGGATCGAGGATGACACGGACACCGCAGGAAGCGCGTGCGAAGTGCCAAATGATGCACTTTCCCAACGTGAAGGCTCTCTCGCGGTGGTTGCTACAGACGAACCAAGGAATGGAAGTGCTCGACTCGCTCGCATCGTATTTCCTGGAAACAAGCGCTGCGGGAGAACAAGCCATTTGTGAGGAGTGCGACAGGCGACTAGCGGGACGGACAAGCGTGCTGGTGGTGCTGAATGCAGACGGAGGTGTAGAGGTCTACGCGGGCCGCGACGTGAAGGTGCATGGCGTGACGCGGATCTGCGTACCCCCGCAACTCGAAGCGAAGGCCGATGAGTACACCGACTTGATGATCGCGCCGCGATTCAGAAAGCTCTACTACCCGGTGAATCTGCGGTGGGTCGGCCGGTGCGAGCACGTAACGGTCGAGCAAGAAGCGTGGCGGCGATGGGAACGTGAGTGGCTCGATGCGATCAGGAGCCTAAAGCCGTGAGCGAGCTGTACACGGAGAGGACGGTCGAGTGGGCGCGGCAGTTGTCGCACTGCTGGGTCTGCGGCTCGGAATGCGCATGGGGCTACGGTGGCCAGATACATCACGTCCCAGGCGGGTGTCGGCGGCAGAAGAACAACCTCGCCACGACGTTCTACCTGTGCTCTGGCTGCCACGCCACCGAGCACCACGGCGACGGGCTGGGGATGGTGTGGCTGCTGGCACGGAAGAAGCGTCAGGACCCGGAGCACTATGACCTGGATGCCTTCTTGGCAGCTTGGCGGCCGAAGGCGACTGAGGCGTTTCAAAACGAACTGGAAGCGGCGGTGGGGGCAGAAACATCGCGAATGGAGGTTCCGGATGGCAACTGACAGGAAGATTACTACCATCGCCCCATGGTTCGGCGGCGCGCGGAATCTGGCTTCCGAGGTCGGCAGGCTGCTGAATGGCTGCCGCTGGGTCGGAATTCCACTTGAGCAGGCGGGCAAGCGGAACAACCCGGTGGTGATTTGGGCGGAGTACGAGGCGGCGAGACGCAACAGCCGCCGGGAGCCGAAATGATGAGAGAGGGAATCATCTTCAGTGGTCCCATGGTCCGCGCGATCCTCGCCGGGCGCAAAACGCAGACGCGGCGCGTGATTAAGCCGCAGCCACAGAGCGAGATCAATCCCGTGTGGATTGAAGATGCTGAGGCGTGGCAGTGGGCGTCGACGGCATCGCGACAGCAATGCCCTTACGGGCAGATTGGAGATGAGTTATGGGTTCGCGAGACCTGGGCACAAGGGCCACCGCTAAACGACGGGTGCCCGAGTTGCCGGATCGCATACAGGGCCGATGGGCGCTGCGTAGGCATCGGCAGTGACGGAGTCGGAAGAAGCCTCTTTGTTCAGCACGGATGGATTCAAGGCGTTGCTGACACGAGCCTATGTGGCACATTCGTGGGCCTTGGCCGCTATGGCGGCAAGTGGCGGCCTTCGATTTACATGCCGCGCTGGGCGTCGCGGCTGACGCTTCGACTGACAGCGGTGCGGGTCGAGCGGTTGCAGGATATCAGCGAGGACGACGCGATAGCGGAAGGCGTAGAAGTAAGTGCCGGGAACATAAAAGCCGCGGAATTGTTTGCGGAAACGCGCCCCGACTTACTGAGGATCGCGCCAGCGCAACAGGCGTTTTGCGAATTGTGGGACTCCATCAACTCCAAACGCGGCTACGCTTGGGACACCAACCCGTGGGTGTGGGTGCTGACGTTTGAGGTAACGAAATGAGCGACCGCAGCCAACTACGCGCGATGGGGATTCCCGACGCGCTGATTGACACGGCCTTCGTCAACGGCAAGCCGATTGCCGCCGAGGCCGACGAGGAGCCGAAGCGCGGTCGCATGAACAAGACCGAGGAAGCGTACTCGCGGTACCTGGAGTACGGCCGACAGAGCGGAGAAATCAGGCAGTGGATGTTTGAGCCGATCAAGTTACGGCTGGCGAAGAAGACGTGGTACACGCCTGATTTTCTGGTGATTCGCAGTGATGGCAGTGTCGCGTTCCATGAAGTAAAAGGCTTCTGGCGCGACGACGCGCGGGTGAAGATCAAGGTCGCGACCGAAATATACCCGATGTTCCGTTTCGTCGCGGTTCAACGGATCAAGGACTCGTGGGAATGGGAGTATTTCTAAGGAGAGAACCAATGTTATCACAGGTGCTCAACCGAGTGCTGCCGCAGCGCGCAGCGCGACGTGAAGCGGTGGCCGCGAGTATCGTGCTTTCCATGACTGGTGAGAGTTACACCGTGATTTGCGATCCGTCGCGGTTCGGCGAGGCAGCGCGGATGCTCGGCCGCTGGGCGGACGATCCAACGCTAACCCTTACATGGTCGGCCGCGGCGTTGCTGATTACCGCGCTACGGCAAGAGCGGGAGGCGTTGGAACATGAACGCCGCTGAAGGCGAAGAGACATACCACGATCGCCGCGACTGGCGCGGGCCGGTCTAGCATGGAGAAGCGAAAGCACGGAGGTAGAGTGCATGAAAGCGCAAACACTCGTCACACGGCGATACCTCTGCAAGTGTGGGCGTGACATGAGCGCCTCGGTCACGGCCTGCAAGTTTCCGCGCTCCATCGCTTGCGCCTGCGGCGAGTCAGCGGCCACCTTCAGCAAGCAGGAATTGAAAATCATGGAGGGATTGGGCAACGGCTTCTCCATTAAGGCGATCGCGCGCACGCTGCGGCGCGATTATCGGACGGTGTGGACCCACATCGCGGCGATGGCAGAACGCCTTGGAGTTCGCGGCACGCCCGGACTGACCGCCTGGGCAATAGAGCGCCGCGTCCGCCGTGCCACGCAGCAAGAACAGCACACCGCCCCAGCAGCGGGGACAGATGTTGTCTGATTATGTCGCGCTGAAGCGCGACGATATCCTGCGCGACACGCGATCGGCCACGCAGGGCACGGAGACGCAAGGGTACAGAACACTTGTTCAATCGGCTTGATATGTCCCGCCTCAATATTTCGGCCATCCTTCTCGAAATGTCCATCGCCGAGATTTGGCTGCCGGAGCGGACTGCCAACATGCTTCAGGTTGCCGGGATCGAGACCGTCGAGGATGTATTACACACCAGTCGCGAGGTCCTGTTGAACATCAGGTGGTGCGGTCCGGGGTGCCTTCACCATGTCTACGGTTCACTGGCGTTACTATCGCCGGAGTTGCGCCACCCGGATTGCACAAGCGAGGACGTGGCTGCTGCTGCTCGCCGCCGTAAAACTCACGAATGCGAACTTGCGGAAATAAAATTGCGGGCCAAGGCCCTGCGCCGTCCTGGGTTTGACGAGCCTGACGATTGAGATGGCAATCAGCTATTATTGTTATGAACGCCCCCGCAGCGGGGACAGATATTTTCTGATTACGTCGTGCTGAACTGCGGTGCTATTCTGCGTGCTAAGCGATGAGCCGCTACTCGACGCGCGCAACAGCATCGACGGCCCATGCGGCCCGTCGCTCTTTTACTTCACTTATGTGGGTACCAAGTAGCGGCCATGCAACGTACCTACCGGGTGTACTCTGAAGTCCGAAAGCTGATCCGCAACGCGGACATGCTTCTTTTCGTCGCTGACTGGGCCGCTCTAGAATCCCACGCCATCGCGACGGCCGGGCGATCGGAGTATTCCCACGCCGCCAAGGCCGCTTGGTGGGGCGATGATCTGTTCGTGCTCGAAATGCACAGCAAGTACGGCGGCCGGGCGGTGCTGGCGTCGAATTACCTGGAGACCGACGGCGGGCGGATTGACGTGTACCGCACCAACGCCCACAACGATGTGCACTACAGCAGCAAACGGGCGTTGAAGGCCATGCGGCAATTGATGGGCCGGCGGTATGCCTGGCTCGACATCAAGAAAATGGCCTTGGTCCACCTGCCGTTCGTTCGCTGGTTTTTCACTCCGCCGACTGAAGACCGGGAGCAAAACGGAAAGCCGTGGGTCTGTTCGGGCGCCTGCGCCCATGCGGATCACGCTGGCGGCCACAAGCCGGTTCCTAATCTCGCTGACCATTGGGTTGAGCCGGGTGATCTGGCCCGGTCCGACTTTTATCGCTACCAGTTCACTTTATGCGCTAGCGCACAGCAGAGGGATTGTTATGAGAATCTTCAGAAACAGCAGGCGTGATTTCGGGTGTTTCGTGGAGTTGTTCGTCTTGTTGACCACCGCCATCATAGTGGCGGTGGTCTTCACCGTGGCGGCGGCCATATGCAGTGCCGCAATTGATGACGCCTTGGCGGCCACATGCCGGATCAAAGCCACGGATGGAGGGGTGGGTACGGGCACTTGTTACCGGATTGATGGCGGCCGAGTGCTGGTGCTGACGTGTGCCCACGTGGCCACGTCACAGCAGCTTGCGTGTGAATTTTGGAGCAACGGCCACCAGTCGGCCCCGCTGTCTGCCACGCTCGTCTTACGCGACCAGGCGGCTGACACGGCGGTGCTGGTCATCGACGCCGCAGCGTTTGGCGGGAGGTTGCCGCGGGCTATTCCGCTGGCCGATCGCGGGACGATCCTCTCGCCCGGCCTGACGCTCGCCTCCGCTGGATGCGCCAACGGAGCGTGGTCAACGGCCTGGCAGGGGCATTTTCTTCGCTACCCGAATGGAAGCTGTTTCGAGTTTACTCCGCCGCCATCCAACGGCCGCAGCGGCTCGGCCATCTTGAACGCGGACGGAACGCGCATCGTGGGCTTACTCAACTCCCGGGCGACGGACAATTCCGCCGGGTTGGCAGTCAGTCTCGAATCGATCTATCGGGCACTGGAGCAGCGGACCGCTTCCATGCCGATTGCCAAAAAGGCGTCGTCGGCTCCTCTGGTGCCCGTGGTCTACAAGCCGGCGATTCTGGCTCCGATGGTCCAGGTGCAATGTCCAGGCGGGCAGTGCGGGCCCGGGGGCTGTAAGGGCGGCGGCCAGCAATCGCGGGGCGATTCGGTGCTTCCCTGGCGCAACAAAGTCGAGATCGACATTCAGGGCGGCCGTGGTGGGAGCGGGAATCCGTACCCAACATTGCCGGCCCCGCAATTCGAACCCATGCCCCAGCCGATCATTCACCAGGCTCCGCCGGACCTCAGCCCAGTGACGGCGGCCCTGAATCGCATCGCGGACCGGATGGAGGCGGCGCAGCAGCAGCAGCCTGTACCATCGCCAGTCGCCTCCACTCCGGTTTCCGCCCCGCCCGATCCCGCTTTTGTGAAGCAGGTCAACGATGGCTTTGCGAAGTTGGGCGAAGCCACAGATGCGGCCGACAAGAAGGCGACTGAGGCGGCCAACTTGGCGAAGTCGGCAACCGAGACGGCGACGGCCGCAGTGGCGAAAGCGGCGGCGGTTGAAGCAGACCACGCGAAGCTGGAGCAGGTGATCCAAGATCACGGCACGTTGAAGGAACGGTTCGCCATGAATCGGGACGAGGCCCGCGAGAAACTTGGGGAGAACGCCAGTCGAATTAAGGTGGATCTGGAGGCGGCTAAAGAAACGATCCACGAGAAAATCGCCAGCCTCAAGGAAAGTCACGGAGACACACGGCTGATAATTTTGATCGTGGCCGCGGGCGTTGCCGTCATCTTCGTTTGCCTGGTGGTCAAGGACATCAAGAACAAGAAGGCGACGGGCGATCCGCTGGAAATTGAGAAGCTGGCGGCGAAGCTGACCGCGGCGGCGACCGGGCATCCAGGGATTGTTCCGTTGGCGAATCTCGCCAGCCGCGGGGCGACAGATATTGCCGGTTTGATCGATCAGCTTACCGGCCACGTCGCCCAGGCGAAGGCGGCGGCCGAAACAGCAAAGGCGGCTGCCATCAGCGCCATCACGCCGAAGTAGTTTCATTCCACTCACACCAAAATTCTTAAAGGGAGTTTTTTATGCCCAGCATTCCAGCGGAAGAGGCGACCGCGATTGACGCGGTACAGCAGGCGACGCAAAGGGTTCTCCAGGCAGAGCAGGCGGCGGCCAAGGCTCAACAGGATGTGGTGGACGGCGAGGCGGCCCTGAAGACCGCACGCAACACCCTGCGGCTGTTGCTCGGGGCGGTCGTGCTGCCGATGATGTTGGTGGCCGCGGTACTGTGTGTTGCGTCCGTAGGGCTGGCCGATACGCCTGCCTGGCAACCGACGCAAGGCGAATTCCTGATACAGCCTCAATACGCGGCCTACAATGCGGCCGTGGCTGAGTATCAACGCACAGGTAAGCCGTTGCTGGTGCTGGTGTGCGCTGACCAGTGTACGCCCTGCCGAGCGTTGCCGCCGTTGTACCCGCAGTTGCGGGCCAAGGGTGCTTTTGTCCGCATCGACGCGATAGTGCATCGCTCGCTGGTGATCGCGCTGCGGGCGGCCGGCTCGATCCCGCGCCTGATAATCTGGCACCGCATCAAAGGCCATTGGCAGTACTGCGTGCTGGTCGGAGCGGATGCGATCAAGGTCTACGCGGCGACGAAGCAGTAGTCCTCCTGCAACGGCCGGCCGTCGGGGGACGCCGCGAATCGGGAAGACGACCGAGCGCACCACGGCGGCCGGTTTTGAGGGTGCAGAAATAGGAGTCGGCAATGGCCAACATCACGATCAGCGAGGCGCTCGCAGCCCTTAAGGGTGCGAACCCGGAGGAGATTCGCGAGGAACTCTCGATCATCCAAGAGGAGATTGACGAGTTGGAGAAGCAGATCGTTGCGAAGCGCGGTCTGATGCGGCAGGTGCGGAAACTGGCTGGCTTGCCCGCCGGAAAGAGGACTGCCGCGACAGTCCCGCAGCCCGCCACACATGCCGGCAGCAATGGCTCCGGCCCGAAGCTGTGGCAGCAGATTCAAACGTACCTCGAACACGCTGGGCCTTCGTCCGCCTCCCTGGTGGCGACGGCGATGGAGAAGTCGGCTGGGGCCGTGTACACGGAATTGAAGAAACGCCAGGGCTCGGTGTTTGAGCAGTTGCGCGACAAACGGTGGCGACTGAAGATGGTCAGCGCGAAGGAGTGACGCTACGCACGGCGAGATCACAAAGGCACGACCGAAGATGGAACCGACGAAGCAGGTGGCGAAATCATGACGCGAGAAGAAGCCGAAGCGATCGCATAACAATCCTTCCCGAGAAGAAGTGAGCCAATGGTGTCCGACCAGCAAAATGTTGAGCTACGCGAATACTTTGAGCGGCTGCTGGAAGACCACGAGAAGTTGTCTGCCCGATCTGACGCGGAACTGGAGCGGCGTCTGGATGGGCTGAATCAGTTGCGGTCGGAGGTTGTCAAGGATCGTGAAGTTTTTCTGCGCCGCGATGTGTACGACGAAGGCCATAAGGCACTTACTGTCCGATTTGACATTGCCGAGAGGGCTGCAACAGCTCGGATCGAAGTTGTCGAGCGGAACTTGGCTTGGATCATCGGTGTTGGGTCAGCGCTCGTAGCGCTTAGTTTTCTAGTAGGGTACTTCTTGAACCATGTGATTACAAAATGACGACCGCCCGCCCCGACCTATCCGCCGTGCCTGCGATCTGCTTCGCCGCGTGTGTGGCGATTGTGATTGTGGCCCGGCTAATTATGTAAGGAAAAGAGATATGCCATTAACAAAACCCCTCCCAGTAGTTCACATTGAATTGCGTAATGCAATTGAATCTATTATTCCCAATTGCCTGAAGTATGATTTGTCAATCTCATCTCGTATTTCAGATGGAAACTTGTTAGTGGCGTGCAGCATTTCGATGTCTCCGATTTCGTGTGACGAAAATGGAGTATATGCGGAATGTTATTGTTCTAAACCATCAACTGGAGTCTCAATTCCTGATTTGGCAAAGTACATTGAAGAAAATCCAAACCTAGCTGAGGTAATCACAACCGCTTGGGATGCGATGTCGGCAGCAGTCTCTTCGTTGAATGAAGATAAGAAGTTGCTGTAGGAGATACAAATGGCAGACATTACATTGGCAGGAGCAGCGGTTTGGTCCACGTGCAATGCGGGAGGCGCACCGGCCGCAGGTGATAACATTTACCTTAATGGGTTTGCCTTGACGCTTGACGGGGCAAACGGAAGCACATATACATGCGCGCTGATTGCGGCTAGGGCCGCAAACGGAACCACTCATACTGCCGGAACGATTGTTCTGGGAAACGCAATATCAGTAATTGCAGCAAACGTAAGCGCCGGTACCGTAGCAGCCATTACAATTACAGTAGGAAAGACACTTACTGTAACTGCCGCTACCGGAGGTAGCGCTTCCGGTGCCTACGGCTGCTACGTGATTAGTGGCACACTTACTGTAACTACCGCTACCGGAGGTAGCAATTCCGGTGCCCACGGCTGTAGTGTTTACGGTGGCACATGTACTATAACTTCCGCTACCGGAGGTAGTGCATCCTATGCCTACGGCTGTTATGTTGACAGTGGCACATGTACTATAACTTCCGCTACCGGAGGTAGTGCATCCTATGCCCACGGCTGTTATTTTAACGGTGGCACATGTACCGTAACTACCGCTACCGGAGGTAGTGCATCCTATGCCCACGGCTGTATTGTTAACGGTGGCACATGTACCGTAACTCTAACAAAAGGCGGAAGTGTAGCCGGTTCCTCTGGAACTGTTAATTTGTCTGGTACATGTACCATTAACGGAACAGATTTAACCGGAGTTGGCAATGCAGTTGGCGGTGGAGTGATTAAAATAGCTGATGGAGTATTGCTTAAATTCAATGACGCCGATGGAAACTCAAAGAAGTTTTACGGTGACTCTGAGATGCCGGCAGTGGACAATGTTCTGAACACAGTTCAATATGGCCTTACTGACTTCACTGGTACATACCCGACTACAGCAACAACGCAGGCGGCACAACTGGCAACTGACGCCGCGGCTGTCTCGGCCAAAAAAGCCTACATCTACCCGAACGCGAACCTACTTGGAAAAAATGACGGCACTTTGCGAGCCAGCAACATCGGTACGCTGGCCGGTACCAGCGACTTGACGGCCACGCTCCTTGCGATTGGAACAACGGTTGATAACGTGGTGGGGTCGTCGGCCGACACGACCGGCGATAACGCGGTTATTGCTGCTGCGGCAGTAGCGGCCTATGCAGCCGTGCATCCGAGTGGCGCCGGTGGCGGTGGTGGTTTGGGAATTGACTAACAAGGCAAAGGAACATAATTATGGCAGCACTAACCGCCAACCGCGTCAACATCACTGCGGATACAGACACGGTACTCTATTCTGCAACTGTCCGAGGATGCACGTCATTTAGCGTGACTGTGCCATCTAGTTCGAGCTACGGCGTGAAAGTCAACGTTGTCGGTTTACACGTTGCAGGCGAGGGATTTCCTGTTGCGGTCGGCGCAACCGTGATTTTTCGTTATTACGACTGCGGTATTACCAGCGTGATTGCGCAGGGCGATGGTGGTACGGCCACTGGCGTCACCTACGGCGTGGTCAGCAAGACGCGGGCGGTATAGCCGGGAAGACAAACAGGAGAATACCAATGACATACGCTGACAACCTGAAGGCACTCCGGGACGAGATTATGGAGTCCCTGCTAAGGGAAGCGGAGAATCCCAAGCCGAGCTATTCGGTTCACGGTCAGAATCTTGACTGGAACGGCTACCGCCGGTCGGTCATGGAGCAATTGGACGCGCTGGACCGCAAAATCGCGCAGCAGGCACCTTTCGAGGTAGTATCGCGTGGGGCATAAGCAATGGCGCGCAAGAACGCTTTGGCGGGCGACAGCGATAACGGCGATCCTCTCGCGCCAGCCTTTACAGAAAACGAGGACAAGCTTGCGATGCTCCTCGGCCAGGTCGGGGACGTCGTGGACGCTGCCAAGGCGCGGCAGAGCAAGCGGCTAATTGGCCCGCGTGCCCATCGTCGCGCCGCCGTCTTAAACTTCATTTTGGAGGGTCATCCGCTACTCCTGGCAACGAAGAAAGCCGGATATCGGCTGACTGCCGATGAAGTCGCGCAGGTGAAACAACTCGCGATAGCGGAACTGTCGGCGGATGATCCGCCCACGCAACTAGGGCTGGCGCTGCTGACCTACAAGCACGTGCAAAAGAAAGCCTGGGAACAATTCAACGAAACAAAGAAGGCCATCTTTCTACACATCATCATCAAGGCGCAACTCGCCTCTGATGACCTGCGGAAGCTTGGCCCAAAGGCCATGACCTTCCGAGGGCCCGTTGTAAATATCAATGCAACCACCGCCCTCACAGACCATCAACGACGGGTATTAGCAGCGGCAGGCAATGGCAAGTTCAGCCTTACGGATGAACGCAGAGGACGTGCGGCAGGCGGCGAGGAACTGCCTGCTGGCGTTCACGATTTACACGATGCCGGAGTACCAACAGTGGTGGCACCACGAGGTGATAGCGGAGGCGCTTGATCGATGGGAACAAGGCAAATGCCCACGCTTGATGATCTTTACCCCACCGCAAGTGGGGAAATCGGAGCTTGTCACGCGCCGCTTGCCGGCGTACTGTCTGGGGCGCAACCCAGGGCTCAAGATTCTCGCCTGTTCGCACTCCGCCGACTTGGCGAGGGCGATGAACCGCGACGTGCAGCGGATCATCGACAGCGAACTCTACCGCGACCTGTTTCCCGATACAGAGATCGCGCAAACGTCCGGCAAGAAGTATCGGCGGACGCTCGATTATTTCGAGGTGATGGAGCACGGCGGCTTTCTGCGGTCTGCCGGCGTGGGCAAGCGGATTGCCGGCTATCCGGCGCAGCGGGGCATTATCGACGACCCATTCGGCACCCGGGCGGACGCGGAATCGAGGACTATCCGAGACTCGGTATGGAACTGGTTTACCACCGACTTCAGCAATCGGCTCTCGAAAGATGCGCCGATCGTCATCGTTCACACGCGTTGGAACCTGGACGACTTGGCGGGCCGGCTCATCGCGCGGATGGCGGAGAAGGACTCCGATCCGTGGCAGATTATCAGTCTCCCCTCGCTGCACACCGGGATTTCGACGCACTCGTGCGACCCGCGGCAGATGGGGCAAGCACTTTGGCCAGCCCACAAAGACGAACACGACCTGGTGGTGCTGAAGGCGCAGAACCCCCGCGACTTCGAGGCGCTGCATCAGCAAAACCCGCTGGCCTCCGGTTCCGAATGGCCGCCGGAATGGTTCGGGCCGGACGTGTGGTTCGATCAATGGCCGGACTCCAAGGAGGGATCGAAAGTCATCGCCCTGGACGATTCGAAGGGCGTAGGAGGGAGGTTCGGCGACTACAGCGCGTTCGTCAAGATGCAGTGGCACGACGGGCTGTTCTACATCGAAGCGGACATGGCGAACGACCGCAACGTGGTGGACATCGGCGACCGGGCCGTGGAATTGCAGCAAGCATTTCGCGCCCAAATGTTCGGCGTGGAGGAAGAGTTCGGAAAGACCGTTCTGGCGGAATATCTCGACCAACACGGGCAGGAAGCGAAGGTGCTGATGCCACTGGTGTTGGTTAGTTCGCAGCGAATCAAGAAAGAAGCGCGTATCCAACGGCTTGGGCCGTTCCTGGCGCGGCAGAAGTTTCGCTTCAAGCTCGGCTCGCTCGGAACGCAGCTTTTGGTGCAGCAGTTAAGGGAGTTCCCGAACGCGGAACATGACGATGGACCCGACGCCGCCGAAATGGCTTTGCGGCTCTTTACTGAAACGGGACTGGGGTTATGAGCATTCGCACTTGGTTCTCGCGGCAAAATGTCGAAGAGTCGGTCCAGCGCGGCGACGACCCGCAGGTCACGCAGCACATCATCGACGAAGAGGCGGAGTTCTCTCGTCAATCGCTTTTGGCCAAAGCCCAGAAACTATACGACCTGCGCGAGCAGTTCGACATTTGGCAGGACGTGTTCGATTCGAGCGATGCGTTTATTTTCGGCGACGACGGCCAGGTGCGCTACGGCTCGGGAATGGTGATCTACAACCGCGCCACTGCCTACGCGAACGCCCTGAACCGCCCTGGCTTTAGCGCCTGTGCGTACATCAACCTGTGGCAGTTGAACATGATCCGCGCGCACTCGCGCGCCTTCTGCCTATTGAATCCCTACTGGTGGACGATCCAGCAGAACCTTGCCAACTACGTGGTGGACACCGGCCACACCTATACCGTGATGCCCCGCGACCCCAAGGGGAAGGTCAGCGACGAGGCGTTGCAGAACGTGCAAGAAGTGATTGATGAGATCAGGGAAGCCAACGATTGGCGGAACTACCAGGCGGAGAAGCTGCGCCGCGGCGACCGCGACGGCGAGTTCCTCTTGCGCAAGTTCCACGAGGAGAACGAGAAGGGCTACCGGGTGCTGCGGCTGCGGTTTCAGGAACCGCGGCTGTTGTGGGACCCGCCGACGCGCGGCCCAAAGGATGACGTGTGGTTCGGCATCCAATTCAGGGGCGGCAACTATCAGGATGCCCAAGGCTATTTTCTTCGTCCCGCCGACTACCTGGGCACTACGGACGCCGCCGGCAACGCACGCTGGGACACGGTGATCGACAAGGCGGAGATCCAGCACCGCAAGTTCAACGTGGACCTGAACGATCCGCGCGGATTGCCGACGCCCTATGCGATTGCGCCCCGGCTCGATCAGGCGCAGCGGACGGTGATCGCGATGGGCAAGCTGGTGCACTACCGCGAGAAGATCGCGCTCATCCGCAAGCACATCAACGCCACCCTCTCGACCGTCCAGGCGTATCTCGGCAACCGCATGAAAGCCACCAAGGGCGGCGTGACGTTCAAGACGGTCGATGACCTGCCAGACGCAGCGATCATCGATACCAACGATCAGACGCAGTATGAGTTCCCGTCGCAGCACATTGATACGGACAAGATCGTCTGTGCCGTGAAGGCGGAACTACAGTGCGCGGCCGGTGCGGTCGGCTTGGCCGATTTCATTTGGGCGGATAGCAGTGGGAGTAGTTTCGCCGCCCGTATGGTCAGCGAAGGCCCGATGGACAAGACCATTAGGGGGCGCCAGGCCGCGATGGTCCGCGACGACCTCGACATGCTGCGCGATGGAATCAAGCTGGCGATCGAGGATGGCCGGTTGCCCGGTGACACCTTGGAGAAGCTGAAGGTCGTCGCGAACACGCCGCAGATCATTGCCCGCAACCGTTTGTCCGAGACGCAGGCCGATCAACTGCTGGTGCAGAGCGGGGCGATGTCGCCGCAGACGATGTGCCGCCGAGCAGGCTTGGAACCTGACCGCGAGACGGAATTGCAGAAGGACCACCAAAAGGAGTTCCCGCCGCCAGAAGCCGGCGAGGGCGGCGCGGGTTTGAGTGGGCGCACCGTGGCGGGCCGACAGAAGGTTACGGCACGACCGTTCAAGTCCGAACCCGCCACGGCCGCCCACCCGCAGCAGGCGAAACGAATCGGTCGCCGAGCATTGAGACCAACGGAGTAAGCATAACGCTCCCCCGCGTAGGCATCGTCGGGGCTGCCAATCGGCAGGCATGGTACTGCGGTGCCAGACGAACGAGCCCGAGGCGGTTCATCCGCCAGAAGACACCGCCCTGTTTGGAGAGAATATGTCCAGGATCGGCGCGCCAACTCCGAAACCGACGCTTCAAGACGCCAACTCCCGCGCTTTGAGCCTGCTTTATCGCCGCCTTTGCGCCGAGTTTGAACGGATGGAGAAGGGCAGCGAGTTCGGTCAGATCGCGATCGTGGTCCACTTTCAAGAAGGCCGCGCTGTCAACACCGCCAAGGTGACTACCGAAATGGTGGACAAACTATGAATCCCGCCCCGCGTTGCTCGGTGTGCTTCCCGACTTTCGACCATGCGCCATTGCTCGTCCGTACACTAGAAAGCATTTTCGCGCAGCACCCGCCATTCGAGTTCGAGGTAATCGTCACGGATGATGGATCGACCGATGAAACGCCGGCGGTCCTATCGCGGTATCCGCAAATACGATTGATGACGCTCCCCAGAAAAGAGAACTGGCGCAGCCCTTCCGTGCCCTTCAACATCGCTTTACGTCAAGCCCGCGGCCAGATCATTATCTGGCACACGGACGACATCATCCACGGCAGCGGCGACACGATAGAACGCCTCTGCAATTCACTCAAACCGCGCCAGTACGTCGTGGCAGCCTGCAAAGCAGTCAAACCGACAGAAGGTCAATCGCCATCGTTGTGGCCCATCGCCTTCTCGCATGACGGCTGGTACATCCACAGCAAGCATCGGCGATTGCCGCACACGTTCCTGGGGGCCTACTGGCGACAGGATATTTACGCGGTCGGTGGAATGGACGAGCGTTTCATCAGCTACGGGTTCGATGATGATTGGCTGGAAACGCGCCTTGCTCGTCACGGCATCCAGCCCGAGTGGCACGACGAGATTCTTGGATATCACCAAGACCACCGGACAGACAACCGCCAAGATATGGCGCAATCCCGCGAACTGTACGAGCACTTGTGCGCAGAAGGCAAGTTCACTTCCGACACGGGGCCGTGGCCGTATGAACCCACTTAGCGTCCTGATAACGACGTGGCCAAACTCCGATGCTCGGTTGCATTATTTGCGCCACGTCCTACAGGCTTTGGCGAGACATCTTTCCGCAACGGGGCGGCAGTTGCGATATCTCGTTTCGGCCGAGCATGAGGGTGTGGACGACTGGGCGCAAGACGAATTGGCAAATCTGTGCGCCGAGTTCGATGCACAACTTATCTGGCACGCCGATAAAGCCAATCTTGGTGCACACTTGAACTTCGCTTTTGCGCAATGTCCCGACGACATTCGCCTTTACGTTCAGGACGACTGGGAATTGTGTCGTGCGCTCGACTTGAACGCCGCAGCAGCGATCTTAGAAACGCAGCAATCGATTGCCGTAGTGCGATTCTGGGTTGCGCATACGAAGTTCGCATTTCCCAACGGGCGCTGGGCAACGGTTGACAAGCGCGGTCCCTGGCCGATAGCCGACAACCCCCATTTGTCCCACCGGCGTTGGCTAGAGACGACCGGGCCCTACCAGGAATGGGGCGATGCCGGCTGGCACGAAAATATGATGGCGAACCAGTTTGCCAAGTGCGCTCTGAATGCCATTGCGCCCGTCGAAGTAGTTGAAAACCCCGACTACTATTTCCTGCATATCGGGAAGGTGTCCGCCTTCAAGGAGAAGCGGTAATGAAGTTGTGTTGCACGGTATCGACTTACGGTAGGCCCCATCTTCTGCCACGCACCGTCGCCTGCTTTGAGGCGCAGGACCATGAGGATCGCTACATGGTCATCTTGGACGATGGAGGACAGTACGGCAATTGCTGCGAAGGTAACCGCTGGCGACTAATAAGCGTAGCCAACCGCTTCCCGAGTCTGGGGGCCAAGCGCAACTATGTACTGTCGTTGGTTCCCGACGGAACTGACGGCATTCTGCCGATTGACGACGACGATCTGTTTCTTCCCTGGCATCTTTCCTCAGCAGCGCGCGCATTGGATATCGCCGACTGGTCGCGCCCTTCCGTAGTATTGTCACCGCAGGTCGCCGATGATAACTGGATTTTCACCGCCAACTTTACCGGCCATCGGAGCGATCACCGCAAAGAGCGGCTTTACCATCCAGCATGGGCTATCCGGTTGGATGCCATAAAGCGCGTGGGTGGCTATCCAGAAGAGTTAAGTGGCAACGAAGACCAGGGACTTATGCGCAAATTGGAGGCGCAGAATGTCAGTCAGGCCGACCCGATCGAACTGGGATACGCCCCGAGTTACATCTACTGTTGGGGAAACCAGAATATCAGCGGCCTGCTCAATCGCGCCGATCCAACCGGCAGCGCAGCATGGCAAAGCCTGCGTTGCCAACTTTCTAGTGCCACTCTACATCCTTGGATTCCGCCGTTCGACTTGCATTACCCGATGGTAAGTCCGATCGTCCGCGAAAGGCCGTTTTAATGCCTGCCATTCGCTTGATTCGTGCACAGGACGCCGCAGATGGTCATGGGCCCGGAAACGGCATGGCGGCCCTACAGAAGGCCCTTCGCGCTGCAAAACTCACATGGTTGCGCATTGGCGGACAACTGAATAACGGTGAGATTCCCTGGATATGGCTCTATAAAGATTCCCCGCTGGCGGTTCAGTTCGCCGAGTGGCACTGGAAATTTGTGCTTGGCCCAAACGTCCTATTCGCCAATTCCGCGCAGCCAGGCTGGGGATCGCACGAGCAACGCCTAATGGATGCCGAGAGTTGCGCAGTCCAGTTCACCGAATCGGCATGGTATGCGGAACTGATTAAAGCACACTGCAAACGCAATAAGGCACCCGTTCTGTTGTGGTCTTATCCGATCGAACCGCAACCTGAAGGCCCACTGTCAGCGGAGTACGATCTGCTGATCTACGTCAAGGATCGAATGCTGCTGCGAGAAGCCTTTCGGGCCAAGAATCGTTGCCCTCAATCCACGATCCTGATCTATGGTGATTACCATCGACAAGAGTTAATTGAAGTAGCCCGCCGGTCACGCTGCTGTCTGTACCTGTCCACTGACGATCGTGGCCCGCTGGCACTGGCTGAAATCATGTTGGCCGGATGCCCGACTGTTGGGATACCACATGGCGCTCCCTGGATTGTGCCTGGGATTTCTGGTGTCATTGCCTCAGATTGGTCGAATTTAGCAGAAGAAGAACAGCAGGCGATGGACTTGGATCGGAATCAAGTGCGGGCGTGGGCGGTGGAGCGGTTTGCAACCGAGAAAACCATCCAGATTATCCGCCAAGCGCTGGAACCCATCTCCGAGGGACGGAGGATTTGCGGGTCGGAGAAATTCTGACCGAACGGGGCATTCCGCTGCGGATCGACAACGATCGGTTCCATATTTCGGCCTTTTCCGGCGAGGAACCGGGGCCCGGCAACGATTGGGTCTAGGCCAGTCCGCGCTACCGAGAACCCGAGTAGGGTGTTGACAACGGCGGGCGTGGTGTGTTAATCTTATAGTTGTAATCTGAGTTCGCGGGCATTTTTGTGTCGCCGAAAAGCCCGGCAATCCCTACGGGGGTCGCCGGGCTTTTTTGTTTTGGAGCCGCGGGAATGGCACAGCAGGCACCAGTGGAACGCTTGGAAGAGTTCGTCAGCAACCGCGGGCTAAAACCGTCGGTGGATCGGGCGACCGGCGTGCTCAAGGGCGTAAAGATTCTCGGCCTGCAGTCCCGCAACAATCGCCGCTATCTGCCCGAGGCGGTCGCGAAGGCCGCCCCACTCTATGAGGGCATCAAGGTCAATCTGAACCATGCGCGCGAGTCGCGGTCGTACCAGGATCGCTTGGGCGTCCTGCGCAACGTCGCCGTGCGGGATGATGGCCTGTTCGCCGATTTCCACTTCAATGTCAAACATCCCATCGCGGAACAACTTCTCTGGGACGCCGAGCATGCGCCCGAGAACGTCGGTTTTTCGCATGTCGTGGAAGCCAAGAAGCGCCGCGAGCGCGACGGCAGCACGACGATCGAAGAGATCGTCCACGTCGAGTCGGTTGATCTGGTGGCAGATCCCGCGACAACCAAGGGCCTTTTTGAAGACGTTATGGAAAGGAACATCTCCGTGGAACTGAAAGAGTTGACCATCGAACAGCTTCAGGAGCACCGACCGGACCTCGTGGCGAAGCTTCAGGGCACCGACGAGGCCGGCAAGCTCTCCGTCGAAACCAATACGCTCAAGGAGAACGTCGCCGCACTCACCAAGGAGCGCGACGAGTTGAAGGCGAAGGAGGCCGAACAGGCCAAGAAGGCTGCGATCGCCGAGGAACTGAAGACGGCGAAGCTCAGCATCGACGACAAGAAGATCGTCAGCGAGGCGTTCATGGCGCAACTCGTGTCCGCGCCGGACGCCGCGTCCCGCAAGGTCCTGATCGACGACCGCAAGGCCCTCTTGCCGCAACCGCGTCAGGTCCACAGCGGCGCGCCGCCGATGGCACCCATCAAGGAAAGCGCGGACGCCAGCAATGGCGGCCATTCGATCACCCGGCAAGAAACCCTCGCCGCGATCTAAGGCGGCACGAAAGGAGATGTGGCAATGTCAAGCCAATTTCGCTACCGCGGCGGGAACACCTCGCGCAGCTTCTTCCCGTATGATCCAAGCCATCCGATCGAGGAGGGCGATCTGTTGTTCGCCGATCCCATATTGGGCCACGCGCGCCCGGCGTCGGACATGGTCAACCAGGGCAGCGTGGCGCTCAATCAGCTTGCCTTCGCCCAATATTTCCTCGGCGTTGCCGGCGAAAAGGTCGGCCTACAGTCGGGAGAGGTTAGTTTCCGCCTCAACTTCAACGACCCGAAACCGCCGTGCGTCACGGTGTTGACGGACGGCCTGTTCGAGTTCGATTGTGAGGCGGAAACGGAGGATGTTGGTGAGGGCGGACTGGTGGCCATCTACGCTGCCAGCACCGCCGCCATCCCAAACAGCCAGAAGGTGATGGCAGCGGCCACAGACGGCAGCCTGCAACGTTCCCGCGCCATCGGCGTGCTGCGCCGGCAGCCCGCTTCCTTCGCTCAGACCGATCCTGACCAGGTGCGATGCTTGATCGAGATCAAGCCCGGTTATCCGCAGGGCGGCCCGAGCACCCAGGGCGTACCGCCGGCTGGCACCTACACGAACGCTTCTGGTCAATAAGACCACACACCGCAGAGAACAAGGAGCCACCTGTCATGGCACGACGGCAAGCAAGCAACCTTTACCGCATGATGGTGTCGGAAGCCCAAGCCAAGGGCCGATCCATCCACGAGGACGGCAGCGGCCGTTCGATGGCCAGCCGCATCGGCCTGGCTAGCCTGAACCACTTTCGCAACATCAGCGAAGAGTTGGGCGTGGACCATGAAGGCCACATGCTGCGCGAATCGTGGGGCCCCGACTTCGACCCGCGGAAGCGCGAAGGCCGGTACGATCCCGACCAGCAGTACGGTATCCCCGTGCGCAAGAAGGTCTCCACGGAACTGGACCTGGAAGACTACTCGATTCGCGACCTCGTGGCGCAACTCGTCGTCTCGCGCAGCACCGGCGAGCCGGTTGGCGACGGGTTTGTACGCGATTACCTGAACCCGGGTGACAGCGGCCGCACCGTGCGCTTCGCGGAAGCCGACGCGGGCGGCATCCAGGCCGTGGACTATTCGCTGTTCTACGGCATCACTGGCCAGATGGTCATCAACCGGATTCTCCAGTCCTACGTCCAGGAAGAGTTCGTGGTGACCAACTTGTGCGGCCGCTATCCCACAAACATGATGGACGGCGAGCGCGTCCCCGGCGTGGGCTTGCTATCCGACCCCGATGCGAACAATATCGAGGACATCACGCTCGTCAAGGAGAACCAACCGCTGAAGTTTGTCGGGCTCTCGGAAGAGTACATCGAGATTCCGCAAACCAACGAGCGGCAACTGGGTATCGCGGTCACAAAGAAGGTCGTCTACGGAGATCGTACCGGGCTGGTGCTCAACCAGGCATCCGACGTGGGCCGGATTCTCGGCCTGCGCAAGGAAAAGCGGCTGATCGGCGTGGTGATCGGGGGCACCGTCAACCCGGCCTACTACCGCGAGAAGCGGCGTTACGACAAGGCCCCGGTCACGCTGGACATGTACCAGTCGGCCACGGGCTCGGCGACGACGCAGTTGGCGAGTTCGACGCCGCAGACAAACTGGCCATCGGGCTTGGCTGCGCGGCCGAATGCCTTCGTCAACGACATCCCGAACAACCCGATGAACGACTGGACGGCCTTTCGCAGGGCCGACCAATGCTTCGCCAATACGGTAGACCCGAACACCGGCGAGCCCGTCGTGGTGGGCCGCCCGTTCGTGCTGCTGCCGTACACGAAGCGCTGGGACCTGATGCAGATCGTGCAGGCGCTGAACCTGTACAAGCTGACGGCCAGCGGCAACGCGACGGGTGCCTTCGCGACCGGCCAGACGCTGATGCAGACGCCGATGTCGGCCCTGTCCGGCCTGCTGGCGCAGCAATTCGCCACCAGCCGCCAGTTGCGGGCTCAGATGGTCTCGCAACTCGGGCTGAGCAACAGCAACGTGGACTGGGTGTGGTTCAACGGCGATTTCGAGCAGGCCGTGAAGTACATGGAGAACTTCCCCATCACGGTCATCCAGGCCCCGGCCGATATGTGGCCGTCGTTCAGCCAGAACATCGTGGCCGCGTTCAAAGCCTACGAGATGGGCAACGCGGCGATCTTCGAGCCGCGCGTGGTGCAGCGCCACAACTATCTCAGCGAAAGTTCAGGGCAATAGTGTCGCTCACGTTGGACCTATCCGCCGACCTGCTCGTGTGCAACAACCTCCGCACCATGACCCTCAAGGTCGAGGGGCAGGCGGATGTTGCGCTCACAGCCTGCGTCCTCGACGAACCGTTCCTCGTCAAGGAAATGGAGCCGTCGAAAGGGCAGGTGCCCCAGACCGATCTGCGACTCCACTGGCCGGCGAGCCGCAGCGCCAAGCCGCCGCTCGGCTCAGTGCTGGTGGACGACGCGGGCACGTACTGGACGATTCTCACGGTCGAGTATCGCGACGTCGTGCAGACCTACGCGGCCCGCTGCCGCAACCTCAGTATCGTGAGCGCTGCGGACAACACGGCGACTATCCTCAAGGCCGTATACGGCAAGGGGGCTGCGAACGAGGCGGCGGCCGATTGGCTGGGGGTCTTCAGCCTGCAATCACCGCCCACGGAGGAGGATAAGGTTCCGGCACGCTTCCAGCCTTCGGCGGAGATGGCGGAACTCTTCCTGGGGGCGGAGTGGACCCGAATGACGTACCGCGTCATTTTCAATGGCCCCATGCCCATGGAAACCGCGGGCGGCGAATACCGCCTCGTGGACAAGGAACGCAACCGCTATCGCGTCATTAAGTATCTCGACGAGGAGCGCATTGACCGTTTGCCAGTGGCAATCGCCGTGCGGATCACCGAAGGGGCCGAACACTTCCACCCGTAATTCGAGGAGTTATCTATGGCAATCCAACGCAAAATCACCGC